TACGCCATGGAACGAGCTAACGCCTTGGTATAACGAGCGGATAAGCTGTCATACAAGTTGTCCTCAATAGCCTCTTCTGTTAAAGAGAAGCCTTGAGCAATCGTTACGTGTGTATAGCGAGCAGTAAATGCCTCTTGTGCGTTGTCATAAGCAATTGGTGCGCCCTCGTTTTTAACGGCGGCGGCACTAAAGCCAGACAACTTGGTTTCTTCTTCGAACGAACGCTCAGAGGTCTCTGTTTCGTAGATCTCTTTGTGCTGTTCACCATATGTTGCATACTCCAAACCAAACAATGCGTTCAATCCAGGGAGCAACTCTTTCAGTAGTTGTGCGCGTGAAATAGCCATTTATAGCTCCTTAATTAAGCGACGGCATTGCCGGTTATGCTATTGATCTGATGCAGGTTAATCTTAACGATTACTTCAGTGAAGGTCGTAGAAGATGTAGCTGTCTCAGGGACAACATCAATAACGCGGAGTGGGAAAGTGTCCGTAGCAGCAGGTGATGTGTTCAGAATAGACTGACCAGAATTACCTGTAATAGCGGACGGAGTGCCTGCCAAAGCAGTTACGTTAGTACCAATAGCAGCACGAGTTACTGTAGCAATAGCATTGCTTGAGTTTGTAACTGCTACTTTAAACGCAGCCATAGGATCGTCAACTACAAAGGCTAAAGCGTTAGTTGCAGCGCTGGAACCTGGATAGTATTGAGCCTGAATAGTCTGCCCTTGAGCATTTGTATATTGGCAACCTACAAAAACACCAATTTTAGCGCCTGCTGTGAGGGATGAAGCTGTGCCTACAATGCCACCTACGTCTAGTTCGATTAGATCGCCGTTGTACATAGCGCCTGCCTGAGTTACTGAATACTGACGAATTGCGCCAGCATAAGGCATGCCATCTACACGATTAATCGGCTCGAAGCCGTAGGGAGCGTCAACGGTTGGATAAGCCATTTAAATCTCCTAAATTAAAAAATTAACTACCTTTACCAAAGCTAACCGTCGTTTTACCTTCGTTAAAGAGAGGCATACGTGGATCGCTTTGACGCATAAGAGTGTTGTCTACAGCCGTCATTTGAGCATCTGCTTGGGCAGCGTAATGTTTATTACGTTGTTCAACGAACTCATCTGGCGTCTTGCACAACAACAAACCGCCGATCTCAATGTTGTTTTTATAACGACTATTGGGATCAACTAGCAGTTGAAACTGGGGCTGTTCTTCAATGCCAACAGGTTCCCATCCTTCTCTCAATTTTGCGGAGAGGTTGCGAGGATCGGATTGATGCAGCGTTGAAACACGAATCCACCTATAAGAGTAGCCAGCCTCCTTAACGGGTTCAGGAAGGAGATCAGGTTGCGCCCACTGCTTTGGACGTTCTGACTGGATACGGTTTTCTGATTCACGGGTCAATCTGTTATTAGCCATTTTAGTTACCTAATTTTAAAAGTTCACGGGCGTATTGCTCATCTGTAAGTCCTAACTTCTTAGCTATCGCTAACTGGGAAGTGTTTAGCCTAATCTTTTTCGAAGACGTGCTACGACTCGCTGGTGCTACTACCGTGCTCGGTTTCGTCCGAACTGAACTTCTGTCGTCATCTGTTTTTTCCCCTTCAAAATTCTCGGGGAATCTCTTACGCATAGTTTCGTCTATACGTTTGTAATACTCATTTGTCGTAGCATAAGCCAATCCGTTTTGTTTTACAAGCTTTTCGTGCAGCCCTAAAGCCAAACTTGTCATTTCATCGTCTTGCCCAAACCACTGATTACGTTCTTGCCATGCTGCAGCCTTGGTATCTCTTACTGGAGGCGCTACCTGTGGGGTTGCTTGTGCCTCGTATTCTTGCTCTTGAGCAGCCCTTCTTTGGCTTAAGTTTTCAGAGAAATCCGTAGCTTTCGCTATTTTCATCTTAGCAGATGTCAACTTATCCTGCGCTTCTACTAAACGCTCGGAGTCGCCAGCATCATAGGCTTCTCTATACTCTTTCTTAGCCATGTCGAGCTCACGCTCGGCTGTGGTTTTATATGACTCTACAGCCGCTTGATCGCTAGAAGAGACCCTGCTTTTGAGTTGTTTGTTCTCTTCAAAGAGCTTTTTAGCTAGTTCTACCGCCTCTTGTTGCTCACGCAACGCCCGCTCTTTCTCTCTACGCTCGTCATGATAGATCTTCCTAAAGCCGTCAATCTTCTGCTTGGCTTCCTTGGAATACTCATCTAGCTCGTCTTTTTCAAGCTGCTCAACGAATTCTGGTTGTGAAGGACGTCGACCCTTATCTTGTTCTGGGGTATCGTCTTCAATTTCAATCTCAATTTCGTCCTTTTCTTCGGGTAAACCCTTAGATTCTACCTCTTGGACTTCATTTTCTTCTTCGTCTGGGAATTTATAATTTTCCATTCGTATGCTCCTTATTTACGTTTAATACCGCGTGGATCGTCAACTACGCCTTCAACCGTATCATCATTAATGATGCGGAATTCGCGCCCATGTATCACTAAACGACTACCAGCATTTGGCTTAATTAGGACAAAATCGCCCTTTTTACACCAAGGTCCGCTGGGAAAACGGGCTTTATCTACATAGCAATCTGGCCCTAAATCAACAACAAACAGCACCGTTGTTAAGAGTTCTTCGTATCGCATTGTTTCGTCTGCCTTAACAATACCGCTTTCAAACTCTTTTTCTTGCTCTGGAATAGCACATAAAATGCGGTATCCAGACGGTTTTGGGAGTTGTGTTGCCTTTTCTTCGTTTGACTTATCGAGCAGCTGCGTTAAATCTACTGCTTTACCTAAGTCGAGTGTTTCACTCATTCGATTTCTCCATTTGATCTTTGAGGTCTAATACGTATCCACGAGCAATGAGCAGACCCCTAATCTCACCACACGATTTTTTGTAGTCCTCGAATTTTTCGTAATTGCCAAGGACTACTGCATCTTTAAGCTGCGCTATCTTGTCGTCAAGCTGCTTAATAATAATTTCAGACTCGGTCATTTTTTACTTTGCCCTTTATTTTGTGCTGCCACTATAAGTTGTGTCGCCGTTTGCAGCCGCTGGTTCTCGTTCTGCTCTTTAGACTTCATCATGTCAATACCCAGCTTAGTACCGTCGTATTCGCTCTTACGGTCAGCTAAGTCCTTGTCTTTCTCAATCTGCGCACCGATGCGAGTGCCGTCAATCTCAAGCTGTCCTTCAACACGTTGACGATCAATACTTAACTGCTCCTGACGCAAGGCAACATCAGCCTGGTCTTTCTGTGTTTTACGCTGGATCTCTTTCTCTTGCAGCTCAAGCTCTTTCATCTGCATCTGGATAATTGGATCTTGCATCTGTTGCTGAGCTTGCTGTTGCGCGGCTTGGGCTTGGTTCTGCTGTAACAACTGCTGAGCAGCTTGGGCCACCATACGAGAGACTTGAACTTCATACTCTTCTGGCATAACGTCATCGTCATCCTTAAGGTACGGAATCGGCGCGCCAAGCTGTTGTTCAATCTGCTGACGGTACTTAAAGCCGAAGTGTTCAGCTATATGCGCTTGCATTGCAGCAATAATTGCCTGCCCATTTGGATTTTGCCCAATGACTGCCATCGTTTGTGGGTCTTGCAAGAAGGAGTTGTGCACGGCTAAATGCGCATCCTGGTCCTGATAAATAAACGCTTTGAGAGGCTTGCTCACCATCGCATCCATATTCTCAGTTACTGGGTCGCGTGGCTTCTGGTCTTCTTGTAGTGGGATCAACTTCTGGGCATTGCGAATCCCAAGAACATCTAACATCTGACGGTGTAACTGTGGCAGGTTGTAAATCTGTGGGGCGCCTTGGGCAAGCTGTAACACCGCTTGGTACTGAACAATCTTCTGCGCCATCGTAGCGGCATTTGGATCGGACACAGGAATAACATCAACCTGATCGTAGTCCGACTTCTTAGCCATGCGGCTACCTTCTACCGGCTCATACGGATACTCGTCTGGTGTGTAGTCACGGATAATTTCTTTGAGCAGTTTTAATTCCTGCTTCATCGAGTAGTGCATTCTCGACTGAACCGCGCTCATTACCTTCAGGGTTCTTTCAAGGATAGCTAGCGTTGTCCCTACAGGAGCATTAGCGCTCATGTCGGATACTTTCATATCTCCAGCCGACGCAAACCTGCGACCTTCTTCGACGATTGTGCCAAGCAGACTATATAGAACCTGTGATGGCTCTTTATATGGCAAGGTCATTAAGTTGTCTTTGATTGCTCCTGACGGAACGTCAACATCACGGAACTCACCTGGGGCTATCGGGGTGTCGTCGCCTTTGACACGCAGTCCGCGGGTCTTAAAGCCCCCTGGCAAGTTGCTAAGGGTTCCGGCATCGACAAGTTGACGAATAAGAGACGTTCCAGACTTTGCAAAGGCTCCGACCAAATGGATAAGGCCAAAACAATAAAAGCCGAAGCCAGGAACATACCCGTAATGCACGAAATGATTCCGTTTTTGTTTGGTTTCATCTTCTGGTCTCCAGTTTCTGCGGATAGACAATACAGTCATTGTCCCCTTCTCAATAGTCACCACGTAAGGTAGTGCTATACCTGTAGGCTCACCATCTTCTTCATCCTCGTACCCAGAGAGGTCAAGATCGACGTGCATCTCTAGTAACTTATAGCGGTCGTCCGATGTGGCTCTAAAGCCCATCTTTTCTGCAATCTTCTTCTCTACTTCGTCTAATGAAGAGCTTGCCTCACCTAAGTCTATATCACGATAAAACCCAGCGTGTTGTAAACGTCTAACCTCATTCTCAGTCTTACGCATTACATGGGTAACTCGTGGTGACTGTTCTAGACTTGACGCACCATACGGCACGACTATATCTTCAGCTGGAATAAACATAGACACTTGGCGGTTTAAGGCTGGATCAAAATAGACTTTCTTAAATGCATTTCCGGAAAGTCCTAGTCCCCAAATCATCCGCTCGTGTTCTGGGCGGTACTCCGTCATTACATCCGTCAGCTGATAGTTCATATCATCCTGAACCCGCAGTGCAGCGTCTTTTTTCTCAGGGGTTTCCTTGCCTACTATTAAAGTCTTGACCGGTCCGGCTGCTGGAAACGTTTCCATTATTGTCTCGGCTTGGAATTTAACAAGCGCTTCAGATAAAAGAGGATGGTAGACTCCGCAAGCTCCCTCCCACGGCTCAGTTCTTTCCTCAATCCGCATACCTAAAAGTTCCAGCCCGTCAACATAGGTCTGTATCCAGTCTTTTCTAGCAGATACATCATCTTCAAAGTCTGCAAGTAGCTCACCAGCTATTTCAGTTAGTATCTTTTCGTCTAGCACTTCCGCTAGATTTTGGTCAAATTCTTCTTTTTTATCTTCAAGAATGTCAATCTCTAACGCCTCAAGCCCTGCTGGAATTTCAATCTCTATCTCAATATCCGGCATTTCAGGTTCTTGATCCATACCTAGAGGGGCTGCGTATAAACTTTTTTCCATTATATATTCCTAGTAATATGCTGCTTTACGTTTAAATACTCTTACCTCATCCTCTTCGTCAGAGGGGAGTCTTAAAAATCCGCCTTTTCTAAATCTTATTAACGCCTGTGTACTACT